GGGCCAAAATTAATTGATTACGTGCATCATAGCGCAATGCAGGTCCATGACCTTTTGACAAGCCAGTTGTCAAAAAAGTCTCAAAATCTAATAAACTACCGCGAAATACGGGCAAAAATGGTAACTCAGTTGTCATTGACTGATTCGCCCGTTGTGTTGCAGGATGATACTAAGGAGGCCAGATAATGCGAAAGACGCGCAACAAAGCTACAGTCAACCCAACCGTCCTCAAGATGCGCCAGGGTCTTATGAGTTTTCGCAAGCGCGTTGATATCCAATGCTGGCATCCTGACCACGTCCGCAAAATCCCCGCAATCCTGCGGGAATACGCAGACAAGATCGAGCGCATCAGTCAATCAAATGAGTTGCTCGGTCACGACAAAGCGGTATACGCTCAACAACAGATCTCATTTATGAATTGGGATTTCGGGCGTATGTTGCCGAAAGATCCGCGCGAACGAGGTGCGGCGCAGATGGGTCATACCAATGGTCGGACCTATTATGTGGACGAAAACGGGCTGGACGCCCTGCAAGCGCGCGAGGACCTAGACGAGCCTCTGCAACGTCCAAACAAGCGGTCAGACGGGTAGAGGCACCCGTTTGGTAAGTGTAAAAAGTCAAAAACAAGGAAGAGTTATGTTAGATCAAAATGTTACGCGGCAGTCTGGAAATCGGATTCGCATAATAAGTATCTCGTTAGTATGTACAGACTTAACAGAAAAACAGCGGAGACAGATTGAACAGATTAAACTGTTCTGTCAGGACACGCTGGCTTGCCTGTCAATTTTCATCGCTACAGGCGCGATGCTTTGGATTTTACCCTTGATGCAAGGGGCAAGCCAATGAGCGATAATGTGATTGATTTTCCGACCGACGCCGAAATCAAAAACAAGCTGGATGATGTCGCAGAAAACATCACCGAGGCAATGCAGCAATGCGAGCGCTGGTTTAGCACTCGCGAAGAGCTGTGCGATTTGCTTGCCGAGGGGATGCGAACCATCGGCATTACCGAAATGCAAACTGGCGGCGTTACGTACAAGCTCGTTGGCGAGGATTTACACATCGAAAGGGCAGTGCATTGAAAGAGCGCAGCCCACTGACCCGCACTCAGCACGAGATGTTCTGCTTTGTGCGGGACCATTGGCAAGAGCTTGGCCGGTGCCCATCATTGCGTGAAATTTGCTTAGGTAAAATTGACGGCGAGCAAATGATGAAGCAACGCAAGTCGGTCAGCTCGTCACATAAGGTTTTGCAATCGTTAATCCGCAAAGGCTGGCTGGTTGAAGATTGGGAACTGAACGTCACGTACTGGCGGGTTGCCCCGTAGCCAACTAAAGGCGCTCAACATTGAGCGCCTTTTTTATTGTGTCGTGCATATTTTCTTTTGTAAATTTTAACGCCGGAATTTTCTTTGTCACTTGCCCCTTTCGCGGCGGCTCGTCCATTAAAAACAATCCAACATCCAGCGCGACGTAACAATACACCGCAGCCGTGATTTCGCTCTTGCTGAACGAGAAAGAATACCGCTTACTTTTATCAACGGCGCGCGCCGCTTTAACTTGCACAGTGATAAACTTGCTTGGCAACTCCAACCACAGGTCAACCCCGTCAACGTCAACCCGCTGCGTGACGAGGTTGTATTGATGTTCTAGCACTGACTGCACCAGAAATTCACCGGCCCTACCAGTGTGGTGCGAGTGGTGCATTTTAAGCCATCAACCCCAGTGCCTGCTCTTTGACCTCTTTGTTGCGTCGCAGCCAACCTTTAATAAACATTTCTTTGTTTAAGCTGCGATAAAATCTGGCGCGCTCGTCACACAAGCGCTCAACAATTTCCTCTGGATCAAGCGCAGCCACGGCGGCCAACGTTTGAGGTCCGACTGCGCCGTCCTGTTTGACGCCCACGCATTTCTGCAGCATTTTCTTGGCGCGGCTTGGGCCAGAGTTTACGCCAATATCGACCACGCACCAATCAACGCCGACCGGCAGATCCTGCGCATTTACCTTTTCGTGATACCATTTTTTGTAGAGCGGTTTGACGTCATCCTTTGTCAGCGCTTTCATCTCGTCAATTGTGGCCTCGCGCCCAACCCAGTCTGACCACGTTTTAATCGTCACGCCGAGCATCGTTGCCCCGCCTGGGTCATCCGGGTGATTTACGAACGTGTCGCCCTCGTGCTTGATTATCCACTCAAACATCGTGTCCCAACTGCTCATTTTTTTTAGCTCCATAATTAATTTATACTGTGCGCGTATGACGTCGCGCTGCCGCTCCAGCTCGATGAACTGCCGGTCAATTTCGCTGAGTTGTGGAAATTCCAGAACGGCGGCGGTCATTTTCGATTGCCGAAATATTGGGTTGCGCCTCGGATTCCGAACGACGCAGCCACAACGCATCCCCAAGTGTAGATAAACCAATCCGGTGCTTGGCTTAATGCCTCAAACCCGTCAAAAACGATCTTCTGACCTTTCTCGCCGGTGAAGCATAAAATCATGGGTATTGACATCAGCAAAACGATATATTCATCTTTGATTGACGATTTTGACCCCTCGGCCATAATCTTTTCCCAATTGCTCTCACTCTGCGCTTGAGACATTAATATCTGCGACTTGGCTTCTGCCTGGCTGACTTTGATCTTTGTTTCTGCGGCCTTGGTTTCAACCTTGCCCTGCAGCCAAGTGCCGGCAAGTTGGGTGAGCGGCCCGATCAACGCGCCGATCATTTCTCGTGCGACAGCCACACGGCTATCGTCCCTGTCATTGCGCCAGAACAGACGCTAATCATTGCGCTTTGTTGTGTAGATAAATCGTCCAGCGACATTCCCCACTCTAAAACCCGGCAATACATAACGGCCATAACGGCCATTAAAACGCGTGGCAAAATCTTCCACGCCAAAATTCGTTCCATTGCGATTGTCATTCGAATTGCTCCTTTAGGCTGTCCATTGTGTCTTTGAGCGTTCGTCCCTTGCTCTTAGGGTTGTATTTGCATTGAAAGGTGGACGGACATTCGCTCCATTTTAGGGTTGGGTAATGCAGCGTTGTGCCTTGGTTCGCGTGCACATATAGGCAAATCTTTTCACCATACACGGTGATGCGCTTGGCTAATTTGCACGTCACATATTCCGGGTTTGCCAGCCCAGCGAGCGCCACGGTTGCCGCCAAAATCATATCTGGCCATCCTTCCACAGCAGCGCGTAAACCAGCCCAATAATCAGCCCAATGCCGACCAGCCCGGCGAGAATGCCGACCGTGGCGTTGATGATGCTTTGCTTGATTTCCTCTTTGCGTATAACCGTGGCCTGACGCTGCGCTTTAATCTGGCGCGTCATGTCTAGATATTCCTGAAGGCCCTTGGGGCCGTAGCGCCAGCCAATCAGCAAATGCAGCTCTTTCTGCATGGCTTGGACGCGCTTCATATTTGCAAACGACTCTGCCGCCTCTTGCTCTGCAGATCCGGCGAACGTTTTAAATACGCTGGGTTTTTGCGCGCGTTTATTGCAATATTGAAGATCCGCAATTGCGCCGGCCCAAGACCCCAAGGTAGACGCGCACTCACCCAATTCCTTGCCCGCCGAAACGGCAGATTTCAGCGTTTTAAACGCGCTGACGGCGGTGGATATTGCAACGGCTGCCTCGATGACGGGCATATCATTTCCGTTCTATAATGCGGTCTAGTTTGGCGTCCAGCGCCTCAAGGCGGTCAATCACGCGAGACATATCTGCGCGGCTTTCAGCCTTGGTGGTGTATTCTTTCGCCAGCTCTTCGCGGGTGCGATTAAGCAATATATTTTGGCGGTTTAGCTCGTGCCACGCTGTGCGCAGTATCCAACTCACCAAGCCAAGGCCGGCGGTCAGGCAGACGGTCCACAACGTTGCGGCCTCCATCACCACTTGCCGTCCCAAACGCGGAATTTGGCAAACTCGCCATTCTGCAGGTTGCGCTTAATAACCTCTTCGACAGCGTCAGTGTCGGCCCAAGTTTTACCGGCCTGTTTCAGCCAGTTTGTGACCATGCTCGCGTCGATGTTTCCGACGTGCTTATAATCCGAGCCAAGCGTATTCTGGCTGTTCTCGCGTGCATACGCAGCGTCTTGCAGCGCCGCCGTAGCATCATAGGTGTTCTTGATGACCATATCGTCACCCTCGAACGTGATTTTCTGGTCAATGCGCGAGCTTAACATTTGGCTTTTTCCGTGTTGTTTTTTTCGGGGCTTCCGCCGCAACATCGCCCAGCACGTCGAATGCGTCGGGCGACATGGCGATGATTGAATTATACTCGTCGTTGGTCAGTATGACCTCGTCACCGCGCTCAATGCGGCCCTTGCTGCAAATCACTTTGATGCGTCTTACGCGCAGCCGCTTAAGCATGTGTATACCTCTGGTCGTTGTAAATCGGGGGCGCAGCTATGCCACGCCCCCGGTTGTTTTTAGCTTGTGGTGTTGTCGTAAATTGCACCAGACGCTTTTTCATTTTTACAGATTAGCGTCAATTCCGTCACAACTTGGCGTTGTGTGTTATCGCCGGTTTTCGCCAACGCGGTTGACTTGGTTGGACGCAGCACAGCAACGTTCCACATATCGTCCTGCATGATGAACACGTCACGCGAGCGATTCTCCCGTGAGGGTTGAAATTTGACCTGTCCCCAAGGAGTCAGATAAATCGCTAATGAATTGATAACACGCTCATCTGCGCCAGTTACGTTGGCGCGCTGGTTGTTATTGCCAGTGAACGCCAGCGCTTTGTTCATCTGAAATGCAGACAAATAGCAGGTGTTAGGCTTGCCGCCCTCTTCCCACATAGACTGCATTACAGCGTCAAATTTAGCTTGGCTAAACGCTGTTGGCGTACCATCGTCAGTCCGCGCATCCGTGCCGTCGCCGGTTGGGTTTGCGCCGCTATTTCCGCTTTGAAAATTGACGTTGGTTTTCAACCAAGCTGGTATGCCGGCAAGCTCGCGCGCTGTTGTGGCGTTTCCCGCAACCTTGGCGTTGTTTGCAAATAACGAAAGTTCTATGTCAAGCTTTTGCTCGGCCGCTATTTTTAGCGTTTGTAGCGCCAGTTGCTTGCGCTTGCCGACCCGGTCCAGACCAATATCGGTGTCTGGAACGACAACCGAATCTTTGAAAATCTGTGTTTGATTGGACAGTCTTACGCTTGCAACACGCGCTGATCCGGCGGTTGCATCGCCTTCAACATGAGCATTTGCACCAGATGAGCGAAGTGTATCAGTCATATGCTCAACGTTTGTATTGCTGGCAGTGACTTTTTTCGTAGCGCTGTAAAAAGGCGTATCTTCTGGTGAAATCATCACCACATCGTCCATGATGTCTTCACGGATGGAGTTGACAGAATCATAGCTGTCAAAGGTGTTGGCCGGTTGTGCCATATCGTTGTTCCTTTAGAGTAACAAATTCACCGCATCTTCAATGCGGCCAGATTTTGCAAAGCGCTCTCGCGCTTTTTTGCGTGCGGAATTTTCAGCAGTTTCTGGGCGGCGTTTTGCGCCAGCGCGAACGGGCGGCACGGCGTTAGCCTTGGCCTTGCGTTCTTTTTTACGGGTTTGCAGCTCGCGCCATTTTTTGGCATCGTTCAAAACTTGAACGTGCCGAGCGTCCTTAACGGCGGCGACTTCTTCCGGGGCGAACCCGTAATAATCGACGCCAGCTTGGACTAATGCTGCGCGCTTGGCCTCAGAGTCGGGGCCAATCAATTCCGGCAATCTTTCACGCAGGATTTCAACCTGCGCTGCTATGTATTGCTGGCTTTGTACATCTTGCTGCTCAGATTGTTGACGCTGAAGGTGCTGCACTTGCTGCAGTTTCTCGTCATATTCTGCCTTTGCCTTGTTATACTCTCGCTCTTCGTGCATCGCCCCAATGGGGTCTGCCTCAAAGTCAATTCGAGGTGGCGCGGGTGGTGCAAGTCCGTTTTGTATCTGTTTAAACGCCTCAAGAGCTTGCTGTCGCTCTTGTTGCAGTGCTTGGAATTGCTCGTTGTACTGTTTTTCAGCGTGCGCAATTTCCTGCATTCTGCGGTTGATGTAACCCTGGCCTGCTGCAGATTGTTTTAACTGATCCAGTGTCCACTGCTCATCTTTGCCGTCTACTTTGACGGGGTGTAGCTTTGTGGTTTCCTCAGCATCTACCGGCTCGTAATCATCAATTTCTTCGTCATCCAGGTCATCGTCATCGACCTCGTCGCTGGACGCCTCGACAGGCTCATCCTCGCCCTCGGCTATGTCAGTCTCAATCTCGGTCTGATCTTCATCAGTTGCCTCTGATTGAGCCTCTACGGCTTCGCTCGGATTGTCTTCTTCAGACGTTATGTCTGGCTCTTGTATGAGTTGCTCGGCAAGAGCATCAAGGTCAGTCGATTGCATCGGTGCTTACCTGTTTTTTCTGCGGCTTTTCAGCGTCTCTGCGACAATCGCCGCGTCGAGTTGCGCCTCAACCAGATCCAGCGCTCGCAGGATTGCGTGCGCGTTTTCGCGCTGCTCGATTTGCTCGGCAGTGCTGGAGCGGAATGTCTGGATTTGTGCGTCGCGCACGTCGTTCATAAATTGGAGGAAAGCTGTGTCTAATTTCAGACGTTTAGCATCTTCCGCTTTAATTTTGACGTCGGTTGACATAGGAAATCCCGGCAAATCGCTTCGCCGGGATTTTAACAGAAATACTATATGTAGTAAAAATTAGACGCTGAACACTATATGTTGATTTATTGGCGTTGTTGGCCTTGCGCCACGCCGGTCAGTGTGCGCAGCTTATCTTGCTCCGCTTTGACCCGCGCCACGTCCACTGCAGTGCCATATTTTCCATATGTTTGCGCTGCATCAACCAGCAAGTCTTGCGCCATTTGATCCCTGCGCAAATCGTCCTGCATAGCCATTTCTTGCCGTTTGCGCTGTTCCTCGGCCATTGCTTTTTGGCCGTCTAGCTGCAGTCTTGCCATGTCGCCCTGCATCTTGGCTTGCGCTTTCATTTGTTCTGCCTGCAGGAACGCCGCGTTGGGATCTTGCTGGCCTTGCTGGGCTTGGGCTTGTTGCTGCATTTGCAACATCTGTTGCTCAATCTCTTCAGTGATGGGCGCGAAATACCGATCAGCATTCCTCACGCCTGACGCAGCCAGAGCGTCGGCCAATGTGTTGCGTATGTTGGTCAGGCTGACTAGGCCATTCTGAGGGCCGTACTGTTGATAAACCATCGTCTGCATCTGCAACGCTTGTTGCAGCGCCGCTTGTTTTTCTTTCTCGCGTCCAGTGCCGAGGCCGACGTTTACTTGTATGTCCATCGTGCTGTCCCAAACGCGGGGGTCCACCTTCTGGAACCCTCCAGAAATTCGCATCATTTGCTCTTCGTCGCAATTCTTAATCATTAGACGCAGCATAATGCCGAACAGATCTTTCACTCCAGATGCCAGGTTGCGCGTGTACATTTCAACTTGCGCAGCGGCAGCCTCAACCGTTGCGCTAATGCCAGCGGCGGCAGTGCTTTGCATGGCGTCCGGGTTAAGCGCCATATTTTGCGTCACGCCGGTTTTCTGCTCGACCAACCCGTCCAGATAGGTGAGCGCGGACAGCGTTTGGCCCGCCACGAATGGCGTTGTCAGCTCTTGCGCCTGACCCATTTGCTGCATACGCACCACTGAGCCAATTTCCGAGTTTAACAAATCGTCCACGTTTACGCCGGGGGTAATAGCAATGCGCGGGTTGTTAACCATAGCAACGTTATCAAGAATGCCACGCAACACGCTTGTTGCCGCATCTTGGTCGTTCATTACGATCTCGGCCAAGCTGCGCCCGAAAAATGCGTGCGGCTCTGGATCAATTTCTAGCTTGGCAAAAGGCAGCTCATCGCACGGCTCAAAGTCCAGCAAGGTGTATGACGTGCCGCCCAGCACAAACTTGTGCAGTACCGGCGTGTCGGTGTCGATGCTGAGACGCATGTAGGCCTCGGTGATTGTCACCGGCTTCATTTCATCAGCGTCAGCGTCCTCGGCACTACTGGAGTTACTGTAGCCGGTGCGCGCAAAGTCTTCCTCTTCATCGCCGTTAACGCCATTATCAAAGCTGTCCAGATCCATCACTTGCTCTGGGTCAAACCCCATCGCCAGCACGTCGCCCATACGCATTTCCGTACGGTGCGCGACGATATACGCATCAGACAACGATCTAGCCGTATCGTTGACGAAAAATTCTTCTGGTGGGACCGACTCAACGCACAGCTCGCCGCGCGTTGATTGCCGGCTGAGTTTCACCGCATGCACCGGCGCTTCAACCTGCATGCCCATCTCATCAATGGCGGCTGTCATTTCGGTGGTTTGCTCAATGATTTCCACGCCGTCCTCGCTGGCCAGCATGGTCAATTCATCGTCGTTTAAATCAGTGTACGTGTATATCTCGGCGTGCGGATAATTCTTGTAATATGCCTTAATGATGCCCTGTTTTTTTACCAGTGCATCGTGAAAAGCATCGCCCAAAATCTTATGCCCGTTTAGCCGCTCAAATTCGTGGTGCATAAAGGCCGTTGCCTGCTCTGCGTGTGCAGTCTGGTCGGGCCGGCGCGGCACGTATTCCACCGGGCGTGACGTGCTTAAAAAGACCCGCATGAGGCTGGGTTTAACCGCTCGCACCACGTCGCGCACTTTGGTGGCCACGACCTTGCTGCGGCCATCCTCGTGGCCGATATAGACCTGCCCATCGTAGTAATGCTGTGCCTTTATGCGCTCGTCGCGCAGCTCTGCCTCGACAAATTCAACCGCCTCTTCAACGGCGTTTTGAACGATTGCCTCTATTTGCTCGCGGGTCTTTGGTTCTGTTTGCATGTCGTGTCCTTACCGTGGCCCGCTTAATAGACCTTGAGTTAATGGCGCTGAATAATCACCCGCCGGCCCTGCAGCCGTGACTGTTGATGCGCGAGATGCGCCACGCGTTACCCGCCCTTTGTTTCGTGAGATCCAATCTTGCAGTGCTGCAACGCCACCGTCATCTTGCAGCGCCCGCCGAACCAAATCAGGGTTTTCTGACACAAGAATGCGCGCAACGCGTGCGCGGTCTGCGTCGCTTAATTCGCGCGCAAACATATCTGCAAACTTACTGCCGACCTGCATAATTGAGCCGATTTCCCCGCGCGCAACGCCTAGCATATCAACCGCTGACAAACCTGACCCCTCGCGCTTTCCGGCCATCATTGTTTCGGCGGTTTGCGTGTTTTTTAAAACAACGTCCGCTGTGTTTTGACTGTCTGTTGCAGTCTCTAAGCGCTTAATAACCGCGTCAATTTTATCCTCTGGCACCAACGCCCGCAAAATCATGTTTTCTTTTGATTCTGGATTGGCAAGATTGCGCATCATACTGGCCCGCGCATTTGTTGCGGCGCGGCCTTGCAATAACGATAAAAACCCGGTGCGATACGCAGCCAGCTTGTTAGGGTCCGCTGCCAAATCGCCCAGCTCTTCCATGCGCTCGTAAACGTCGCCCTGCAGTGCCTTGCGACCCGCCGTAAACGAATCTCGCTCATCGCGCACTGCCTTAGCCTGCGCCCGTGCCGTCATTAATTCGGGAACCTCAAAGTCCAGCACGTTGCGTAAATTTTCCTGCACGTCGTTAACGGCTTCACCGGCACCGCCTTGCCCGCCTCGGTATAGGCTTGATGCGCGATTTCCGACTGCGCGGCGCACTTGCTCTGCCTCTTCTACTGTCGGCAGTCTGGCAAATTGGACCTCACCATCAACCTCTCTAAACAGAGGCTTTGTGCCGGTGCGCGCTTGAAATTGCTCTAACAATTCCGCGCCCGCTTTTGGCACTTTTTGCAGCGTACCGGCCAGCTCTGCAAAAACCGTTGGTGATACGGGTTGCGTTTTAAACGGCTCGTATGCTTGGTTTTCGGCTTTCTTGGTCAAAATCTCCGACGCCCTGCGCTCTGCAAGTATAGGTGCGCCTTGGCCGCCCTCAGTCAGATTGCGCTGTAGTGCGCCCATTGCCTCGCCGCGCGTTTGCTCTGGCCGGCGCTTTAGCGCGCCAGTAATAATACCCGCCGCCGGTCCACCCTTGCCGCGAATAGCCTTTACGGCTGCGCGTATTGTCTGGTTTTCCGCAAGGATTTTGCCGTCAAATATGTCTTGCGCAATTTCATCAACGGTGCGACCCGTTTGCTCTGCAAGCCTCTGTATTTCATTTTCTACAATGCTAGACCCTCGCCGGCCTACTATTCTGCGGGTTGCGTCAACCAACGCCTCAACCGCCGATACGCCGGCTTGCGCCACCTTTCCGCCAACAACGCCGGAAACGCCGCCAACCGCTGCGCCACCTGGCACCCGTGACAGGCGTTCTTTTGCGCCGCCTTCGCCAGTGCCAAACGCATAAGCGCCGCCCTCGGCAGCGCCGAGTAAACCCATGCGCAAAGCCGTTGCGGGGATAGAACCGCCGCCGGTAAATGGTGCTGCCGCTAGTGCAGGCAAAATTGCGCCGCCGCCCTCGTATAGCGCCGACTTAATTGGCTCGGCCTTTTGGTATGCTTTTAACTTTTCGCGTATTTCGGCCAATACCTCGTCATATGGACGGCCTGTTAATAATGACGTGGCGCGCGCTTCAATCTCGTCAGCCCCGCCAAATGATAGCCCTTGCGCCATAGCCCTGACGCGCTGTTTTGGCACTTCAGCATTAAACCTTTCAGTGTAATCAGCCATCTAAGGCAACCTTCCGTTTTGTCTAAAATGCTCTTTGTCCTCGCCAGACGCTCTGCTCCAAAGACTTTCCCATTGTGCTTGCGTCATGGGCTGGCCATTAACAGTGTCGCCAGTTGGCATTGGCGGAATATCGCTGCTCCCGTCTGTGACTTCTGGGATTGCGATTTCACCGCCAGAATAACTAAAGTCAGGAATGACCTGACCGGGGTCCAATCCGGCGTTTTGTGCAAATCCGCCATATTGATCTGCAATTGATTGATATTGTGACTGCGCGCTTTGATATAGTTTCGTGCCTCTTGTCACAAAGTCTGCGCGCTGCGTATCCGAAAGTCGCTTGCCGTTCAAAATGCTGTTATACGTGCTGCGTATTCTGTCGCTAACGCCACCGGCATTTTGTGCATTGGCGACGTCGCCCTCCATAACGCTTGCCCCAGGATCAAGCATTTTCATAAAATTAAATATCATTGCCAAATCGCCAGCGGCGGATGGGTCGCTTGAAGAGGCTCCAAGCCTTGAGTAAGAAAACGCCACATCCGAAAACTTTTTAACCCCCGGCAAGGAGGTAAATTCTTTCCGCGCGTCCATAATTAGTTTTTGCGTCTTGCTGGAGTCAGTGCCAGCCATGCTTTTCTGCATAATCGCGCCCAACACAGCGCTCGCCTGCAGTTGGCCCGCCTCAATCATGTCGGCGTATTGGCTCATTCCGTTGGCGCGCAGATATTCCACCGTTTTATTCCGCGCGTTTTTCTCGGTGCGCTGGTTGCGCACGTCGGCCACCATGCCCGCCAGATTGGGGTCAGGGTTTAATCGCAGCGAGTTGAACGCCAACGCCATGCGGCCCGCCGCGTCTTTAAAACTGTCGCGCTGGTAAAACTTTTGCCCCGTTTCGCCGGCGGCACCGGGTTGCATTTTCTGCAAGCCGAATTGCTCAAGTAGGCCGCGCGGCCCTTGCTGTTGTGCTGGCAGCATCGGGGCGGCCTCCTGTTTTGCGTTTGCTGGGCCATAGGCTGGCCCTTTGTATCCGGCCCACGCGCCGGTGCCTTGCTTGTCGTAAATATAGCGGCCAATGCGGTCCTGCAGTGCTGGCGTCATTAGCTCGTCGCCGCGCAGCCCAAGGCCGCGCTTGGCCATTTTTAACGTGTTGCCAACCACCTGATAAGCGCCCATCGGCGTGGCATATTCGCCTTCTGGGTTGGCCATTTTAACATAGTTGCCATAGCCGGATCTGGGCTGCGCAAAGTCCAGCGCAGCGTCTACCGACATGTCGGTAATTTTAACATCGTCAAACAGGCCGCCGGGGCGGTTCTGATAGTTGAACAGCGCGTTGTAATCGCCGCCGCTTTCGCCGCGAAAAATATCCCGCTTGATTATGTCGAAATCGGGCCTCATAACGCCATCATTGCCCCAACGCTCAACAAATCAAACAGGCCAGGATTGCGGCTCGTCGTGGTGCTTGTGGGTGCCGGCGTAATGCCGAGCGCGCTATTCATTGCGCCGAGGCTTACCATTGGCGCGCCGGTGTATCCCGCGTAGCGCTCTTTCGCCGCGTCAATCAGAGCTTGCTGCAAGCCTTGCCGCATCATGCCGTCGCGCATTTGGTTGGTCTGGATTGCCTGACCAATGTTAAACGCTTGGCCGCCCAAACCCGCCATTTGATTAGCCGCGCCAAGGCGTGTCGCCATTGCGTTATTGCGGTTACCCACATCAAACTGAGCGGCACCGAGCGCCGTGTTAAAGCCTTGATTTCGCAAGCCGCCGACGGCGTCAATTGCTTTTTGCGCGTACAGTCCGCGCGTTTCTGCGCCCTCAATGCCGTGCCTCGATCCGCCAAAGGCGTTGGCCGCGCTGGCTTGCGCGTCGAGCTGGTTTAGCGATTGCGCTTGCGCTGTGCCAAGGTCGCGCATTGTGCGGTCAACAACTTGCTGCTCGTATGGATTTTGATACGACCCCATAAGATTAGCCGCTTGTATTGGCTGGTACTGCATGCCTTGCGCAGTCGTGCCCATTGCGCCTTGCAATGCGCCGGATGCCGCTTGATTTACGTTAAATGGTTGGCCGCCAACGCCGCCTTTACCAAGGCCCGCCGGAGCTGTGCCCGTGCCATTGTTTGCCAACGTTGGCTGTCCGCCGCCGTATCCGCCTGGAGCTGCCATTATACTGTCTCCGCTTTTCGTTTGATGAACGTCTTGCCTATTGCCAGACATAAAGGCTCACCAATCGCCATGATGAATTTGCCGAATAGATTTCCGGCGTGTTTTTTGGGGCGCATTTCGTGCGCCATTTGCTCTGCCCACGCTCTGACAATCGGCCAAAGCATTGCCCGCAACGCCTTGCTTAAAATGCCGTTGCGCTGGATAAAGCGCGCGATTGGCGACGCCCACAGGCGGTATCCGTCCAATAGTTCCGGGCAGGATCTTGTCAGTTTTTCGCCGTACCCGCGGTCCAGCGTCCAAATCTCGTCTGGCAAATAGCCGAGATTGCAATACGCAGTGCATAGCACTGTGCCGTCACCGGGTGAGCCGTGACCCTCGCGGCCATCGCCAATGTTTAACGCGCGGGTTATCACGTTGCCGGCGGGGTCGATATTGACCGGCCCCAACTCTGGAATTGCGTTCAACGGCTGATTAAACTGATAAGGCGTTGGCCAGCTATCGTCCTGCATAGTCTCGTCGCCACCACCGCCCGCCGAGGTGGCCGGCCCAGCGTATTGTATGGCTGGGGCAGGGGGGCTGTAAGCTTCAACCGTATTGCCAAATAGCGCGTTATATTGCGCGGCCTGATCTGGGTTAGCCTCAGTGTAAGCGTCAACCGCATCTTGATAAATAGGCTGAGAGGAATAGCCCCGCACGCCATTGGCGTACTCGGTTGGCGCGTCCATTAAGCTGTTTTGCTTCGGCACCGCCATGCCAAACGCATTAGCAGCGCTGGCGTTGTTTTCCATCGCCGTTTCCTGCAGCGGCGTTAGCGCCGCCACATCTGGGCCATAATATGGTTGGTAGCCAAGCTGCGCCACTTCTGCCGCGCGGTGTAAATTTTGTTGCGCGTAATGATTAATATACTCTGGTATTGTCGTTTCTTGCGTTTCAGTGCCGCCCTTGCCACCACTCATCTTATATTTCCTTTACATAACTTTGGTGAAGCGGCCTCCAGCCGTGTTTCGCCAGTGGTTTTTTCCAGCCAAATCGGCCTGTCATTGTTAACGCACTGCAGCCTTGGTATTGCGCCCACTGCACAACGTCGGGGTGCATGCCCATGATTTCATCAAGTGTGCCACCGCCCAAAAACACGTTGCACACCTTTGTGCGCGGATAGGTGATAAGCTCAGTCACCAAGCACGAATCTTTCGCCGGCCAAAGCTGCATGGTGCCCTTGTAAATACCCTCGCACACGTCAATCCAATCGTGCGTGCCGCCGCTGTATTGCAAGGCGGCCTCAATCCAAGGTTTGCAGCGCTCCAGCTCGTCTTTCACCAAGCACCCCCAGTTAGCGCGGCGCGCGACCAAATATTCGTCGAACTGTCGTACGCCGCTGTGCAGACGTAAATATGGGTTGCGCTGACGGCCACCATGCCAGCGGTATCGCCGGCAGCGCCAACGCTCGACGTTGGAACGGCGCGCTTAATGATTATCTCGCGGAATGCGTCACCCGCCGAAACGACGGGATAACCAGCGCGCGACCACATCATAATGCCGTCATCCTTGGCGCTTTCGTTGCCCGTTTGTTGCACCAGATTTGACTTGTTTTGGATTAAAAACGCAGTCACACGGTTGGCCCAAATGCGCCAATCAGATCCGTAGGGTTGCGGAACGCGATACTGTTCCATTAACGGCGACCCCCAGCAACAACGTCCAGCCGGTTGATGCCAACGCGCCAATCAGCCAGACGCGCGCCGGTCAGGCGCATCCGCATTTGACGGCCAGTAAACCGCAGGCTTGTCGGGTTGCTCATACTGTAGGGGCCATACGAGCGCTCTGTACCATTCGGCGCGAAGCGCGTTTTAAACGTGGCCGTGACGTCGCCTTGCGTTTTCTCGTCGGGCAGCATTTCGGTAACGCTGGCGACGTTCTCGCCGGACCCCAGCATAATCGGGCCAGTTTCGGCAAACGGCGTCAGTCCGCTGTACGCAAAACTTATCTCATGCTCGTATATTTTTTTATCTGCCGGGTCGCACATCATTGGCAGCGCAAATGCGCCGGCGTCAGCCCCGGCAGTCCGGGCGATCTGGCCAATATACCAAGTATTCTCAACGTAATTATAGACAACATATCTATCATTTTCGGTGCTAGACGCTGACGGGTAAAACCAAAATATTTCGCCAAACCCCTGCAGCGGCATGGCAAATGTCTTGCTGATTTGTGCGCGGTTAATATCGCTAAACACATAATCCGCCACGTCGCAGGGCAGCTCTTGCACGTTATTCCCAGTGAATGCGTAAAACGAATTTAACCCCATCCAGAACACGCCAGCATCAACGCTGGCATAAGCCAAATGCGCGGCCAGACCGCAGCTCGTGCCAACCTGGTCTATGCCAAAAACGTAAGGCGGCCCCAAATATGTTGCACTATGGGCATCTGTGCTTGTAAGGATTAACGTCTGGCCCTGCGCGCGAACGCCGGCCATAATTTTGCCGGTGGTCTGCAGCGTTAAATCGCCCGCCTCGTTTGTCGCGCTTGGCGACCAAACTGTATTATTCTCGCGGTCACACCACTGCACTTTGCGGCTGTTGCCGCCTGCGCCGAGTGCCAATAAAAAGCGTTCCTCAGTCACAACAATACTTTGATTGTTAGTTGGGGCGTTGCTTAACACAGCGGCCACTGCACTTGCGTTAAGCTGCCATTCGTAAATCTTGCCGTCATCACGATTGCACGCAACGAGGTATTCGCCCCACGGCTGCAGCGCCCAGCTTGTCGCCGGCTCAATTCGTGTTGATTCTAGGCGGGGTGTGCCGTAAAATTCTTGTCCATACAGACCACCGCCGTAGCCGGTTGTCGCCGCCGCATCCTCGCGGCCTGCGGATAAACCCGCCGGGGTAATATCTGATTGAGCGCCCAGCAGATTATACACGTATAATTTGTTGTATGTGCCTATCGCAATGCGTTGGTCCGTACTATTGTCCGCCCATGCCATCATGCCGCGCACTTTGGCGGCGGCAGCGGTGTCAGATCGAGTGCGCCACCCGCCGAGCGGCCGCATTGTGCCGTCAACCCAGCGCACCAGATTAGTGTCGCGCCAACGGCCTACGCTCTGCAGATCTGTCCCGTTACGATAGACGCCAGGCGGTATATTAATGTCAATTAAAGCCATAGGCACAACATGTTGTTACAGACGCGAAAATATTACCACATGTTGTAGGCAATGCCAAAAAAGCGGCTATGGCTTAGTGGGCCATGTGATGCTGTTTGGGGAGCCTGCGCTATTTTGATCGGCAAAAACATGCTATCTCAACTCTGCCCAGCAGCCATGTGTTAAGACCCCACCAGTTGCCTTGTAATAGTGATTGTCTGGCACAATCGCTTGAGATGCATTAGTGTCGTTGATGCCTCCGTGGCTGCCCAAAGTACCAACGTTGATCCACGACGAGCCGTTGGTACTGACCTGCAGAAACACCTCTGTGCTAATCGTTGTGGCGACAGACACCATGATGGCTCGGCCTGTGGTGTTCTGGTAACTTGTGCCAACGCTGCGACTACTCGTCATATCATACCATTGCTGACCGTCGCCCACACCAGCGGATATGGTCGTCCACGTAAGATCAGTGCCATCACTCTGCAAGACCTGCCCAGCCGTTCCGGGTGCAAGCGCAACAGTATTGCCGCTGGAATTGCAGTAGATGATTTGACCGCGCGTCAGGGTCGGCACCTGTGCCCCCCAACTTATGTCAGTGCCGTCGCCAGTAAGTACGCCTGTGCCTGCTGGCAAAGCTGTCGGGTCGCCGTTTGCATCGCCATAGATAATACTGCCGCGCGTTAAGCCTGTTAATTTTGCCAGCGTTATAGCGTTGTCCTGGACGTCTGCCGTTTGTACGGTGTTGTCGGGGAAGCTGGGCGCAACGCTAAACGTCACGGCCCCACCGTTTGCAATCGTCATTGCTGCGTCGCCGTCACTAAACTTAATTTCCGCCGTTTGGATGACCGGCGAGGTCAAACTTGTTGAACCTGTTAGCGTTGTGCCCGTTATTGCGGCAGGCGTAGCCCCACCGATTACCGCGCCGTCGATTGTGCCAGAATTTATGTCAATGCCGGTGATTGCCGTACCGCCGCCTAAAATCGAGTCAATGCTGTCCAAATCGGCGTTAAGTTTGGTGCCCCAAGAGTTTTCACTGGCTCCAACCTCTGGCTTGACCAAGCTGTAATTTGTTGTGTTCGTATCGGCCATTTTTTTTACCTCAATTTATGCGGCAGTTTGCCATATGCCCGCCGGCGTCTCAACATTGCCGCCGGATTGCGGGGCCCAGATGTCAGCGTCAGACACGGCAGAAACTTGGGTCCACAGATATGACCCGGTTGCTGTCATTGACGCATTAGCCTGCAACGTTGCCGAGCTATCAACATTTGTTCCGCCAATTGCGCTGGTTGATGCCGCCGGCGCGATATTCGCCGCTCCAGCATATAACATATTGGCCGCGCCGGTGACGGTGGCGGTCCCTGCAATTTGCGCCTCGCCGTTGCAAATGCGGAAAGCTGTGGCGGCAGCCGTTGCGGCCATTGCCGCGCTGGCATTAACCTGGCGCAGCCTGACTGCGGCACCCGTCGCCGTGGCGGCCAGACTTGCCGACGCAGTGGTAGGTCGTACGCGCCGTGGAGTGGCGCTGGCCGTGCCCGACGTTGCTGCACTTGCAGCGCCGGCAAAGATTGCGCGCGGTGCCGCTGTGGCCGCAATCTCAGCGGTGGCAGTTGCACCTGTTACGCGAACGGCAAACGGTGTGACTGTAGAGTTTACGCTTGTATTCGCCGTGGCCGCGCATTGGCGCAAACGCGCTGCGCTGCCAGACGTGGCTGCCGATATGGTCGCAGCGGCGCTAGTTGGGCGTAATTTTTGACAAACGGCGCTTGCAGTGACGGCGACGCTGACCGTGGCTGATGTGTTTATCGAGTCTCCGGCAACCGTGGCGGTCCCGGCAATGACCACTGCCGCTAATGCCTCAACCGAGCGCAATCTGCTTGCCGTGACTGCGGCTGTCGCCCCTACGCCGGCAGTCGCTGAGACGTATTTTATAGCGGCTGGGCCGACGCTGGCGGTCGCAACAGACGCCGTGCGATTTGCAGCCGGTATCGCGCCAGTGAGCAGCAATTTATTAGCATAATTAAGCGGATCGGGCAGTATCGTATTTGAGGCGGTGACGGCGGTTGACGCTGATATTGCGCCATAGCGGATTGCCATTGCTATGGCTGTTGCGGTGACGGTTGTCGCAGCGGTGGCTGTTGTACTGCGCTGGCGGGTTGGCGTTGGTGTTGATGCTGTGGCGACAATATTAACATCGGCTAAAATCGGGTATTGGATTGAACCGGCAACGGCAGTACCTGTGACTGCGACAGCCGCTGGCGCGGCTGGATCAACGGTGCGTACCCGATCCGCGCTTGCGGTTGCCGTGACGGCGGTTGCGGCGGTCGCAGCGGCTGGGCGTATTAGGCCAGCGGATGCCGTGGCGGTGACGGCAATAGACGCGCTAATAGTGGCGTCTGTAGCCGCAACAACTTGTGTGATTGTCGCGCCAGCATCGCCCAAGGCAGACGCGCCAAGCGGCAGAGTGTCAACAATATAAGCTGGCGCGGCTGTAGTCGCTGAGGGTAAACTTGCAAGCGGTCCTGCGACGAGTGGGCTAAATCCAAGCATATCAGTTAGGCCATATCCGTGCCATAGATATTCTTGTAGTAGTTGTGTAGCTGATCCATTTCAGCGTTGGATAGGTTTCGGTTGTAGAACAAGATTGCTCTGAAATGGCCGACAGCGGCTAGACTGCTGCCGCCGAACACACGCACCCCACTAACGCCAAAATCGACATTTGTAATTCCAATGGAATGCAGCCGATCAGTGTAGCTGTCGATTAAAGTATCATATGCTGGGTTGGAGCCTGCAGCGGTTGGGTTTGGAACGTCAGTTTTATTAACACGCAGCACCGCATTGGTTGTATGTGAGTTTGAGAAGCTCATCGCACTGAGCGACGATGCCCCGTGATTTCGCAATTGCCAAAGAAGGGCGTTGTTTATATAACCAGCTTGGAAATCGTTGGTGTATTCGTTTGACATAATTAGATACATCGACCCAACTCCAGAGCCGCCAGAATAATCTGCATCATCGAAATCAATGTAACCACCTCCTGTTCCGGAGTACAAAGAAGGCTTGGATGCAAAGCCCGTTGCGCTGTAGACTGGAGAATTTGCGCCAAGGCCCACGTTGTTGTTATTTCCAGAAACGTCACTAATCGTGGGTTGACCGCCTGACGTGCCTATAGTGCTGGTCGCAGCGTCGTACCACCCCGTCATCCCGCTCGTTGGGATAAACTGCAATTTGACCTCTGTCGTTTGAGTGGTCGTGTTTATGCCGTCAGTTGCGCGGGATCTGTGATAATATGTGCCAGCATTGCTGCTTGTCGATGACCCGACCAAAGACGTGACGCCAGTTGATTGGTTAATAACTGGGGCTGAGGCCAGTTGTGGTGGCAAGGACGAGGCATCGAAAATCGTGGACCCCGAAAAGCCATCCCACGAGTACCGGACGGGAAAGTTCTCATCGACTGCAACGCCTGTCAGCGTCACGGCTGTTGAGCCATCGGTTGCCAGATCAATTGATGTGGCTGGCGTCGTGGTCCATCGCGGGGCTGGGTTGGCCTCGAAATCTTGTGCGGTAATACCGATCAGCACTTTTGCAGAGGATGTCAGGTCCAGCGCATTGTTTGAATTGCTGCTTTCCTCGACGGTCCTAGCCATCACAGTTGCCGACGATGACATCAGGCCAGTTCCGATCTCCCACGCCGTGCCATCTTCGATTATGTACCTGATTACATCCGTATCGACTATACCTGAAGCTGCAAAGGTTCTGTACCCTGCAACTGCCGCGTTTAGCGTGACATTGCCCGTGCCGGTGCTGGAGATTGACATTTTGGCCCTGTTGGCAAATTTAGTCATTAGTTGTCATCCTTTCCATCATACGTGCGCAGCGAGGGGTGCAAATCCCAGCATTATTTATAGACCTGCACTTTGCCAACGTGGCTTGTGTAGCCACTAGGAACGTGCTTCTGGGCACCCGCAATCAGCGTACCGCCTCGCCCACAAATAGAGAAACCGAGATTATCTTCCGTTTGCGTGCCAACACTGGGCCAGTGGTTGGTCAACGTGTACTCTACCCCATCGGTTAGATTAAATGCACGCAAACGACCGTTGTTGGTCAGCCCACCGCTGTCGTATCCTGAATCACCGCTGTAAACATAATTGCCAATAATTGCAGTACTATTTCCGGTCGCGGTGTGCTGTCTGAGTTGGCTGTTATCTGACAACCTGACAATTGTTAGTGCACCGCCGGATCGATTGTCAGAGATTGACGCATAATCGCTGCTCAGTGCGACACTCCATCCGAAACTTGTCGCTGGCGACACTCCCGCCAACGGCCAAACACCTGAGTTGACCTGTGAGCCATCCGACAGATTGTAGAGATACCCCTTGCCGTAACTTCCGTCGGCGGTCGCGCCGATCAAAAGCCGAGTGTCGGACGTCGCTATTGACCACCCGAATCTACTCCCACTAGCTCCTGTAAAAGTGTGAATTAAATCGCCCTGCGTGCGGCTTGTACCGCCCGAATCTGTAAAGGTTTTCGCCGCGTAGACATAAACTCTGCCTGTGTTTGAGCTATAGCCCCAATTCGCCACCGCTAAATAATTTCCGTCCGGAGATAAATTAACTTTGGTGCCAAAATAAGGGACATCGCTTTTAGTAAAGATTGGCGTGGTTGACGTCAAACTGTATAGTTTTACTTGGCCTGCAGTTCCGCCACCCACTGCAAGATGTGTATCAGAAAGTGCGACACCTTGGCCGTAAAAAGCATTTGTTTGATCAAGCGGCAGCAAAGGGTCAAACCCCGCGACCGCGGTGCCATCGATTGTTCTTAAATAGATATTTCCAGCGTTTTGGGTCGCTGAAGTTGCGCCTACATTCCCGCGTGGCACACCGACCGCAAAATGTGTGTCGCTGCTCGCAACGGACTCTCCAAATTGCTGGTAGTTTGCTGTGCCAGCCTCCGTTACGCTTATATTTGCGGGAACGAATGCGAGCGTAAATTGACTAACGACTGAGCTTGCAGTGTTTCCATCGCTTGCAGAAAACGTAACAGAAAACACGCCAGAGTGTGCGGAATCGGTCGAGGGAGTCAAAGTAAACACGTTTGAATTTTGTGAAAGAGTTGCGGTGCTGCCAAGTGACCCAGTTGTCACGGCAGATGACCACGTTATGCTCAACCCCTCTGGATCAGTTGCGGATAGTGTGAGAACGATAGGTGTGCCCGATTGGGAAAAGCTGTATGTAGAGGATGCGCCACTGATTGCGCCGGGGCTTGCGTTTGTTAAAGTGCCAACCAGCCACCAACCGCTAGATGTATACATCATTAGATTTTTGTTGGCCTCAATAAGCGCCATATCACCAGCGACCATGCCGGTCTGCGCCAGCAAGCTAGTCACAGTTGAGTGGACAACTGGGCCGATATCGGCGGCGGCGGCGGTCAAAAACACAACACTATCTGTAGTAGCAGTGATGGCATTGTTACTGTTGCTGCTCTCGCTAGGGGAACGACTTAAAGTTGTTCCGCTGGCCGTATATACGCCAGCACCAATTTCAAAAAGGTCGCCCGGACCTTCAATTGTGTACCGCACAGTTTCGCCATTTGCCACGCCAGCATCGGCAAACGTGCTAAACCCGCCAGCACTTGCCGCGCCAAGGGTCAGCGTACCTGTGCCGCTGGTTGCCACCGCCGTAATTGTCATTTTCGCACGATTTACAAGTTTCATTTTCGTTATCCTATGCGGCCACTAAGGCGATATCTGATGCGGGTATGCGAATAACATCTTTGGCGTCAGTTGCCGTGATGTCGCTGCCGAATGTTCCACGGAATAAAAGGTTGCCGGTCTGTGGGGTCTCAGCGTCAAAGATGCCCCAGCCTGTAATCGTGCCGTAGTGTTCCCCTGACGTTGGACTGTAGCTTCCGTTGATAACTCCCGACCCTGTCAGCACAGACCAGCTATCGATTGTCCGGTAACCTACGCCTGAGCCATAGGGCGGCGTGGACGCAGCACCGACGACTGGGTAGCTGTTGCCTGCGATGGGAAACTCAACGCGGTCGGTCCACTTGCGTAGCTCAGTTTTGCCCGTGTTCTGGCGACGACTGTTGGTGCTGTCCCAGTTGCTGTTGCGGGCAGCAGTGTTGTCCCAGAGACCATCGTCGCGGGTGATCGAGTAGGACAAGGAGGCCGAGCCGTTGCTTGCAGCGTCATAGACCAGCCGACAGCGTTGATAGCCTCCATAGGTCTCTGCGGACCCATTGATAACTCCCGCTCTTACCCGCGCATTCTGCTGATCGGCAGTACCCGAACTGCTATGCGTCACTGTTCCAGTAGACCAGTCATGCCAGCGTGGCTCATCAAAACTGCCGCCAAGCGTTGAAAACGAGGCAGAGGCCGGGCCTACGGAAGACCCAGTACGGTCGAGCGCCAAATACAGTGCTGTCGGCATTGACCAAG